TAAACGCAAGTCGTTCTGAATTTCTAAGAACGTCTTGTTAGACCATAAGCTAGAAGTACCCGCAGCGTTATCCGGAACTGGGATATAAGAACCTAAACCGGGGTCATTCAAGAAACCGTATGTGTTATTGTCGCCATCGTTAAACCCTACGAAACCAACAGTGTTACGGATAATTTCAAGAGCAAGGGCGGCAGCTTCACGTTTCATGCCTGAATCGTCTACACGTAAACGAGCAGCGCGCGCGGATTCAAGTCCGCCTACTTTCATACCTTCTTCGAATCTAACTACTGTTCTGTAGTTAAAATTCGTATTCCAAGAACTCAAAGGGATGTTAGTGTAATCGCCGTACACTTGAGATGTACCTGTACGTTCCAAGATACCTTGGACAACTTGTTCATCTTCCCAAGCGCCAGTCGTCATAATACCAACTAAATCGTCAATCTTACGAGCCGCGGTAATTACAAACACAAAGCCAGGTAGCCAGTTCTGCAGGAATTGTACTGGTGTGCCTAAGCTTCCGGTCGTGACCGTAGGCTGTAGAGCATCCATCGCCATAGCTTGCATGTTGGCCATGTGTTTCTGGCCTCGATGCATTTCTTGAACGATTGCTCTATTTAAGTTAATACCTATCTTCGGCAAACTTTCATATTGCTTGTGGTCGAAGTTTTCTAAGGCCCGCACTTGTCGTGCTGACACGTAGGATCTAACGTCATTTGCTCTCATGTTATTCTGTCCTTATGCTGGGATTACTGTTGCTGGGGTTAAAGTTATAACCGCCAAACCGGCACCACTTACCGCGTAATAGTCTACCGCCGCATCAGCAAAAGATTTGCCCGCAGGTAGGTTATTTCCAGAAGGTGTGAACGTCAATGGAACGGTAGCCGAGGCCGTAGCCTCAATAGAGATAACAATTGAAGTATTCAGCGTTACAGTATTAACCACCGCGCCCACAGGAATACCCGCGCCACTTACAGGCTGGCCGGCGAATACGCCAGTTGTGTTACCCATTGTGATTGTCGCACTGGCACTAGTTGTAATACCTGTTAATTGGAATGGAGCAGTTGAGATTGTAGAAATCGCACCTGTAGTATTATCGAAAATAACCTTGTCGCCAATTGCTGCCGCTGCTGGTAAAGTCACAACGAAACTGCCCATAGTGGCGCATTCAACGGCGGTGAAGTTAGGAACGTTTAATGTTGGGTTAAGTGGTTGTCCACCTGCGCCAAACAACGCGATATTTTTAGGGTCTACTAACAGACCGGCTAAAGGCGCGCTTGCAGAAGCTCTACCTGCTTGGCAGAAGCCTTGGGCTGTTACCGTACACATAGTGGAGCCGATGTTATTATACGAGGCTAACGCAGACTCAATTGTAAAAGGTTGCGCTCTCCATGGGCCGTTAGAAAACTGTTCGCCCGGTACGCCAAAACCTTGTTGTATAGAAACTGTTGATTGGAAACCCATGATTATTTACCTCCTGCTAAATATGCATCAATACAGCTGGACGGAACGGAGCGGGAATCTTGAGCTACGGCCGCAGTGTTTACACGTGCGCCTCGCAAGAACCCTTCGATTGCTGCGTGTTCGTGACCTTTTTTGCAGGGAACGCTTAAGCGTTTAACTGCATAGTTCGCCACTTCAGATAAAGTTTTTTGCTTATGGTCAAATACGCCAATGTGAGGTGTAAGACGTTTAACTAATTCATCGCGCATAGAAATTTCTACTAATACATTTTTCATAGAATCCATGCCTTCTTTTTCTTTTTCAATCTCAACTTCAACTTCGTCTTCGTTTAATACTGTTTTAGAAACAAGCATTGCGGGGTCCGCGTTGTCCTCTTCTTCAACCTCTACTTCGGTTTCGTCTTCGTCTTTATCTTCATCTTGAGAACTGTTGGCATTAAGGCGGCTTAAAATAGCCTCATGACCTTCTTTTAGTTCTTTAACCATTTGAACCAGGTCTTGAAGAGTAATTTCTTTCTCTTCGACTTGTTCGTTTTCCATATCTGCCATTTTTAGCCCCTTAGTGTCAAAAGTAAATTTAAAGTGATCTAATACGGCCACGTCATGGCCTGAGCGCCCTTCCTCGACTAAGGCCACGTGATTACCGCGTATTTGTCGTTGGATGGCGTCATATCTTTCACCATTGTATACGCCTGTTACAATATCGTAAAGGCAGCGGTAACCTATTGATAATTCTTTTTTACCTTGCTCAATCAATTCCGCCAGTTTATTCGAGAATATTTTTAAATTTGCTTTTAAGTAGCCCTCTTCAAAATAAACGTCCTCGCCGATTACGCCATGCACACCTTTACGTTCAGCGGCGGTTAAACCGTCATTCTCAGAACCCAGCATAGCGTGCTCGTCGGTCCATGGGATAAGTTTAAAAGACTTAAGTGTTTCAGGGTCGGAAAGCTCTTCTTCGGGTCTGTATACTTGATAGATTTTATCGGGTTCTAATTCTGGGGATATTTGAGAACCAAAATAAGGGAACACTCCGACCTTAGAAATTGGATTGCCCTTAATCTCAGCCCACCCGTTCAAATCATACTGGCGCGAGGATTGGGAGTCTTTCGATTCTCTTTGTTTACTGAAAGCGATTGCTTGGGCTTGTTTTTTAGAGTACTTTCCAGTACTCTCCAATTCAGCAATATTTTCGCTTAATACTTTTTGAGATTTGCCGGATTGTAAAGGCATAGACACAAACTCCCTTGTTTAATATTTATAGTCTAGGTGAACGGGAGATAACTTTCAATCTATGATTTATGCTCTTCTTTAACCACCGCGGCATATACCCAGTGTAGCGATTCTTCTAATCGGTCGCGAGCTAAAGCCATTTCTCGATTATCTATCTTCGCCATTAACGCGCTTAACTCTTTATATTTTTCGCCAGTTTGAAATAATAAATCCCCGTTTTCAATACTTGGGTTTGTAATGGGTTTTAAATATTCATCTACGTTCATTAATTTTCCTCATCTGTTTCAAACACAATTACCGCCCGCATGGAGCATTTACAGTTTATAGGCTCTCCGGGCATTCCTCTATCTGTTTTAGGAACCCCCAGCGCTGCTTGTTCGGCTACGACGTTTTTAAAACTAAAGCGCATACCGTCTATTGCTATATGTGACTCTCGGGGATGTAAGCCTCCCCCGGAGTGTACCCAATCGAATTCTTTTATTCCGTTATCGAGGAGCTTTTGGCGATTGATTGAGTTGTACGCTTTTCGTGTCTGGTCAAGCGCGATATTTTTAGCTCGTCGGTACGTTATACCTTCATATTTTTCTAAGTCTGGCACTAAGTCCGCTAATCCCCGCCCAGTGGTAATTGAGCGCATTACGGAGCCGGTGACGTCTTTTAGGTATTGTTCAGGGATTGATTTAATCAACGACACGTTTTCAGCGACTAGCGCCGTTGTGACTTCTTCTTGTCCTGCACTCACAATACTTGTTTTAAGGGATAGGCCGCCCGTTAATTCTTTAAGGGCGTTGTGTATGGTTGTAGTGCTCGTTCGGGTCATCCCCTTTAACATCGTATCGGCTAAAGACTTCGCTTTGATGTTAAAAAAGCCTTCAAACGTCCTTGCCAGAGAATTAAGGAGAATTCTAGCTTGAGACGCAAGCGAAGCATCCATAGTTTCAAGTTTTTCTTGGCTTTCGAAAAAGTCATTAGATATTTCCCCTTTAAATAGCTTCATTAATTTCTTGCGGGTTTCTGCGGCCATTTGTTTTACCAGACGTTCGAGCGCTTTAACGTAGCGCTCTTGTTGTGCGGCATTATAAACGAGTTTAGGACTTTTTAGAACAGTATCCCTATTTTTTACCCACTTAGCTCGTTTTTTAGTCAGAGGCGTTTTAGCCATATATTTCCCAGTCTCCGGCTAAAATATCCATGGTCTGCGCATCCCAAACGGAAACGTTTTGTCCTATACACACATCAATGTGTGGCGAATACTGAACGCGAGTTCCGGGCTTGAACATCGTGCTTAGGGGTAATCGGTTTACCTCGAACTCGGAGCCAGGAACTAAAAATACGAAAACATTGTCTCCCCACCCGGCTCGACGCATCTGAGTACCGTCCTTGATTAACTCTAACGCTTCACTAAAATTCATTTATGCTCCTTCAATTGGGCTGTCCGCAAACGGGTCTTCCTCGTCCGGCGCTTCGTCTATTAAATTAACATACCCGCTATGGGGGTCATTTCTAAGTCTGTCTTGCTCGTCTTGGCCATCAATCGCACCCGAGTTAACCAAAACCAAACCCGCTTCTGCATTAATCTTGTTAATCTCGGCTTGCTCTTTCGCGGTTACTGCGTCAAGTTCGTTCCAGTTAATAATTGTTTCAAATGGCGCAATCCCTGCCTCGGGCGCAATCTCAGAACGTATTAATAACAGATGGTGCCTGAGGATTAACGGCGTCAAATCGTGGCACTGAATTGACTCAAGCTCTTCGTGGTAGTTTGACTCTTCAAACTCCCCGGTAGAATTAAATCCTTTCGGGGGCGTTCCTAACAGTTTGACCGCAGGCACATTGGACGCGGCCGCTACCAACTGGAATTGGCTCATAATTACCGCGTCTAAGTCGGTAAGGCTGGTATCGAACTGTTGCATTTCATCATCAAGGCCGATGGTCTTAACGCCGTAGTTATCGCGGCGCTGCGTGAATTGAAACAAACGTTTTGCGACTTTAAACGGGTTCATTTCAGCTTTCGCTAAATCCATTTTCATAACGTCTAAACGTTTTGTCATTGCAAGCATTGGGGCCTCGTCGGCTGTTTTCTCCGCTGCATAAACACGCTGGGCGATTTTCTGAGGAATCGGAACACCCCCGAAAATATAGGTAGGTTTAAGAATGTCTGGCACTTCTTCTGTACGGAAAATAACGAGGTGTGTTCGGTGAACTTTCTTACCGTTGATAATCCACCAAGTAGGCTCATAGAAATTTATAGAAGGGGGGTTGCCCGCGGCCTCGTTGTCTAATTGGGGCGTAATCCAATACGGGTCAATTTGAGAAATACCCTCGTAACTTCCGGGCGTTACTGCATCGGCATTAAACGGGCTTTCATAGTACTCGTCTTGCAGTAGTTCGTTATCCATCTTGACGTTGAACAAAGCAACCCGAATACCGAACACACGGCCCATCTGTACGAATTCTATTAAGTTCTTGTTCAAGTTGAGCCGTGAATCTGCTTTTTTAATCGCGTCTACTACTTCGGGGGGTACTTCGGTTCCGTCCGCTACGGATATCTCAAAACCGTTACGCGTGGCATCTTTAGCCGGCATTAAACACGCTTTAGAGATAAGCCACTGCTGGGCTAACATCGCGCACAACTGGTAACCGATAAATGTTTTCTCAGCGTACCAGATTACCTGTGTTTCGGGGATTATCGCATTTGCAGAAAACGAGGACTTAATATTTACCTGATTATCCATCGCAAATGTAGGCTTCTCGGCAGATTCTTGAGGTATAGACGGGTGAATACAATTCTTAAAATTTGCTTCCCACAACGCTTCAAGCCGTTCATGCTCCGTCAGTTCTTCGCTTTCCTTATATCGAACCGGTGTAGCTCGTTCTGTCTTTTCTACAGTCACAGTAACGGGTTCGGGCTTTCTAAAATAGTCCAAAATTCGTTTTATCATTCAAAAAAACTCCTTCGAGCGGCAGGTGTCGGGGCAAAAGCTATCATAGCACTATCACCTAAATTTGGGGAGTACGCCCCTTCTGACAGTTTATCAATTACTATCTTGCCCACGTCGTTCTCGTGGAACGTAGGTTGTGAGAGTTCCGAAATCAATTGTGAGAGGTTCGATA